GAGCCTCTGGAAAGCCGTATTAGTTCAATTTTACCTGAGCGTTTGCGGCGTGTCGAGGCGTGGTTGCGTGAGTTTTGGTCGCCTAAGGGGCCAAAGACCTACACTGTGTTCATGCCTGCTTTGCAAGCCTGGAAGTTGTCTCGGTCTCTCACACCGGCCGTTAGTTTTAATCTAACCTCCGGGGCCACGAAATTCGATACGCTGCTACGAAATGATGTGCATTGGACGGTAATGGCGGCTAGGCTGGATCCCGACTATATGAGACGGCTTGAAGCGGATACTTTATCTGCCTGTCTCTTTGGTTGTCGAACCCAGACTGGTCAGTGGTTTTATGAAAGTGCGGCTGCGGCTGCGTCTGCGTCAGAGTATCTGGCCCTCGCGCGGTCTCGCACGTTTTCTGGGCAGCTCCCTATTTTGAAGTCGATGTTTCTCTTCTTGCTCAGGTTATTGGGGCGATGTGGCGTTGTGTATGGGGTGTACAAAGCTTTTCGATGGGTTTTCTCATCGTTGGCTGGGGCGATTCGTAGACGCCAAGCTGAAAAGCGCGCCCGTAATGTACTTAGCAAGAGTCGGAAGGCCCGATTTGTTTTGAAAATCACTGACTTCATTCTTCCAGCGACGACTGCCGCAGCCTTGCGTGCTGTTGGTCTGCGTTGGCTTGATGGTGAGAGGTTTATCAGCGGATTGGCTAGGCCTGGACTTCTTGAGCGCCTTTTTCGAGAGCGTATGTCACTGGTCGATGCGTTACGTTCATCCGCAATCTTTTCGGATGTGCGGTCATGCGCATTGAATCTATTCACTGCTTTGTGGGAAGAGACCGTTAAGAGTTTTCCTGCAGGGTGGATCACATTGGTTGGTGCCGAATATTATTTGTTGTCGGCCAAATCGCATATAACCGCTGCCGTGCAGGTTTTGAAACATGCTTGCGTGTCTTATTTACCGTTTGCATGGCGGGTTGTAGTGCATTGGTTGCATAATGAATTGGTCGGTGAGCGTATGAATGTTTGGGAACAGTTCCTGCAGGCGTTGGCTGCTGAGCAACGATTTGACCATACCGGGGTCGTGTCTGCCCTGAGCACGATACCCGCTGTCCGATCAAAGATGCTTATTCCAGCCACGAAAATGCGGGGTGACCTCGTTGCGACGGTCAATGGTGAGGCCGAAGTCGAGGTTACGCACGGGATTATGTTGACGGGTTACGGATCTGTGCCCGATCTTGTTGACAATCCGAATTCGTGCATGTATCCAATTATGCTCACAAACGGTGTGCTGTACAGGCCGGCGCCCGGTTTTGTTAATACCATTGCGGGATTGATGCATCGTACGATGGCTGATCCCATGGTTCCTTCGAAAACCTTATGGCGTGTTGCGGAGAAAGATTTCTTTCGTTTTTTCGGCTATCCGTCCATTTCGGAATGCGGCTCAGTTGAAGACTGGATCGGCAGTATCAAGAACTCGCGCCAACGTGCACGTGCAACAAAGTGTTACGAGGAGAGCAAAAACAACGGGCTCCCCTATAAACCTCAACAGAGTATTCATGTTAAATCTGATGAAACTTTACCATTAAAATTTCGCCCAGTATACGGTGCAGCGCAGCATGTGCTAGGATGGCCATGCGTTGATGACTGTGATGCATGTCTCATTAATGCGCCTATGGTCAAACATGAAGGTGAATACGGCTGCTTTGTATTAATGCCGCGTATCATTAATGATGTGGGGCCTGAAATACAGCAAATTTGTCAACCTTGGTGTCAGACTGTTGCAAAGCACTGTAAGGAGTACTACAATCCGCTGGTTGTAACTATTGGTCAGGACCAGTGGATGTTGTACTACGGATCTGGCCGCAAGGCTAGTGAGCTGGCTCAATGCATGCGCAAAGCGCTCGATTTTGACGGTTGGGTATTGTGGTTCTCGG